CGTAGTAATCCTTTTGAGACATCTCACAGTGAATCACCAAGGAGGCCCACCTCCTTTAGGGGACGGGGGGAATTGGGTACACTTCCCAGTTTACTTTCGCTCTGCTCTGCATACCTATTTATCATATCAAATCAATCTCCTGCATGTACTTGGGCATCTTAGGCACCCTCGTGGTAAACCGTTCGATGCCGATCCTGTACGGATCTGCCAGACTCTTGCCCGAAAGGGAACGGCTGAAATACGACGATTTGAGGCCGTCTTTGGCAGATCTGAGGCCAATGTTCCAGCAAGACTGGGACCTCTGCGATTCGTCGGCGCATGTAGGCTGGCCTGGAGGTCCGGGCAGATCTCTGATTCTGAAACAGATCTGCTCAGGGCTACTGAAAGCCCCTCTCCTTCAGGGGAGGGGTAGCTTACCGACAGAACGTATCTGTATCCAGGAGGAAGCGGACCCGGACAAACACTTTTCAACCTGCTCTCAAGAACCGCCATGGAACCACGATCAAAAACGCTTATTCCAACATCCCTAGCCATTTCCGCGGCTGCATACTTATACCAGGGGATCTTTCCTGTAATCCCTAGTATCCGAAGACCAGTTAGGTACAGAACGCAGATCAAACGCCTGAGGCCAGAGATTTTCCATTTCAAGCATTATCGCCTCCTTTCTAGATTTCACGATATACGCAACCGCATTGACATAAGTTTCTGCCTCGCCCTTTATCGCAGCTCTATGATGGACGTAGACCCACGGATTTCCCCGAACAACCGCTATATGATCCAATTCTAGAGAAAAGTCCTTAGCTACCGCCGCGGATGTGTCATGCTCAATAACCAGCTCAGCTCGTATTGCTGAACGCACTGGCGAGTCCATGTTACGATCGCCGCGTATGGCAGACTTTACAGATATCGGTTTTTGTCGGTCGCCGCGTATCGCCGCTCGCGAATATATGTTCCGGATGCGGTTAGACGCTATAGCGGCTTTTGTTTGCGCATTTTTCGCTCGCTGTGTACGGATAGCGGCTATGTGATAGCACGATTGAGTGCGCTCGTATTCCCCATCCACTTCGTAGTATTTTGCGAACCAGTTCCGGCAAAAGGGCATTATGGTAACAGCGTTAGAAATCGTACCGTAGTTGGGCGTGTCATAGGCCTGCGTCAGTATGTAGATCTTGTTCGGATAAAGTTTCACGGTATATACTTTTCCCGAAAACGATTCGTATGCAGTACATTCTCGGTATTCGGGAGTTCGGATGGCAACCTGCTCATAATGTATTATAGAGCGACCGCTGGTTTCGCGAGGAATTTTGAAGATCCAGTAGTATGTTCTTCTATCTGTTATAGCGCCACCAGGCCATGCAGCCAGGTCGTTCAGAGTTGATCGAGAGTATGGACCGCCATCTTCTATGTGCGGAATATACGTCCAGACCCATGTCCGCTCTGGCAAATTTCCCCAGAACTTTGCGTCATAAAAGGCGTTATACCACCAGTATCTGTCGGTGAATTTGGTTGTCTCAGCCATCGATATTACCTCAAAGATATCTCTATTAATTTAGTTTCATAGCCCGTGCCACTGTCTCTCCGACCGACCACCGCAAAAATGGCCTTTTCAATGTCGTTCGCAGTGGGGATAACAGCTTGCGCTGACTCTATAGTGTCGTATCTCGTCTCGTTCATGATCCAAGTGTCGCCTGCGTCTTTAGACCACCAGATCTCGCTTTTTCCGTTCTTGTAAACTTCTGCCAGAAACACCGGTCTGCTTGAATATCCCGATACCACCAGCCTTTTTACATACGAAGACGCTCCGAAGTCGTGTATAAGCCCCCATCCATCCTCTCCCAGAAAATCGGTTCGCCATAAGCGCGACCCCGCACCCGCTATGACACACACCGCGTTCCCCGCCACCACCGGCTCAAACGACGATTCGATGTGAGAAAGGTCTAAAAGAACTTCCCATCCGTCCCCCGTGTTAGGATATCGCAGTTTACGGATAACTCTGTCAAACCCAACCGCAATAATATACCAGTCAAATTCGTCCATCGGGACTATAACAGCAGTATACGCCGGACACGGCTCGTTCAAATTCATCCTTTCCCAGAGAAGTCCTGTGTTCGTAGTAATCCACCAATCGTCGTCCGCCGAGAATAACGCTATCCCGTCGTCCAGATAGAAGATATTGTAGATCTCAGTGTCGTGTGTGTGCACCGGTATGTAGTCTACACCATTTAAAGTGCGGTAGATGGTGTATTTTTCTCCACCATCTGGTGTGTCGTTTACAGCAAGAACTATGTTAATCCGATGATGTATGCTCCATACGCCTATGAGCCGTTTCCACGGGAGCGGGTTTGAGGCTGTCCAGCACGAGCCGGCAAAACTTACTAGGTTCTCGTCAACCGGTGTATCAAAAATCATGTCGCCGGCTGACATGACCAGCTCAGCGTGCTCGCCATCAATATGCGTCACAGCGCCCCACCTTTTGGTTTCGCTATACGAGCTCTCATTTTAATCGCTATTGCCGGCGCATCTCCTCTCACCGCCGCGACCGTGTAGCAATCAAGGTGTCCAGCTCCGACGATCCAGGCAATGTGGTTACAGCGTTTCTCGAAAGTCTTCGCCAAAGCGGCTTTTGACGTTACGTGCGCGAACCGATCAGCGCGTACAGCGGCTTTAGACGAAACGGTTCTGTCGCGTTCTGCACTGATAGCGGCGTTTATATCCGTTAAAGACATGCGCTCGGACAAAACGGCTGCGCGATAATTTATGTAAGCTATCCGATCGGCCACGATCGCCGCTTTGGAGAATACTGGACGTATCACATCTGCCTGTATCAACGCAACCGAATCCAGATACGCAACTCTGTCCGCAGACACCGCCGCTGACGTTCTGATATCTATCGAAGAATCTCCGCGTATCGCGCTCCGCATGAGCGCTGGCAACGACCTGTCACCGGCTATGTATGCTACGGTGCAATAGTCGAGATATGATAGCTGTATTTCCCAGTCTATACCCGCCGCAAAAAGTTTCGGCAGGACTTCCTGAAAGCTGTCCATCCGGTTTTTGATGTTCCTCAGAACATCTACGTTATCCGATGAGATTATGACGCGAGCCGGCCATACCGTTCCCAGCGTCACACCGGTCCGAACACCTGCCAGAAAGTTCAGAACGTCCAGAGTTTCTTTATAACCACCACATCCAACAAGCACGCTTGTGTACGTCTGTAACCTGGATCGATAATTTTCGTCGCTTTCGCCGGTCAGCCTTGGCAGGTTGTAAATTTTCCCCCAGATATTATCAAGATCAGAACCTTTCGCGTACTGGATCTTGTTCATCAGGCCAAAAACCTGTATCGCCATTTGTAAGTAGTCAAACCGGTGCGCCAGAGCGTTATACCACGTGTCTATAACCGGCGGAACAGCGGGCCGAGCACGGACGATACGGGCAACCGTCTGCACCGTCAGAGACCTGTCTACCGGTGGTGATTCTCCAAGATATTCGGACCGGTTGTAAAAGCTGGTATCGTATCTTGACATAACATGCCCTACACGAATGGCGTTCTGGAAGCTATCAGAGTACTATCCGGTAAAATTTTCAGATGTATCACGTCTCGAATGCCCACCACATACTCCACCGCATCCCACTCAGCCGGCGAGACGTCTCCCACAGCGTTCCCGCAGACAGGGCATTCCGATATCGGGTCCACGATGTAAAACGTTTGCCCGCAGCCTCTGCATGTTGTCTGCATACCGCGGATCACTGAGCAATCCCTGTAAATCACTATATCTTCTGGGCGAACACCACGTACATCGAGACAAACCGGTAGCGCGTTTGACGGTGGCATACCGATTTCGCCGTATCGAGATATCTTTTCAGAAAGGCTGTAATCCATCGGCACCCATCCAACGCTGACCAGACCGTCTGGAGCAGTGCCCCACAGGTTTGGTCGACCACTTGTCTTATCAAATTCGTACTCAACAGTACCGTCTTCATATTCACGATACCAGTAGTACATTGTTGGCATCTTCCAAAGGTTTGGCCCGATGCGTGGCATGTTCCGCCCACCCAGAATTTATATCTCTCTCCACTTGATAAAGTTCGTCATAACCGGCTTTTCCCCAAATGTTGTATCCGGTTTGATCTCAAGCTGATGCGCAACGCATTTTGTGATAGTCGCGCCACCAGGTACGTACACGGTGGTGTCAAAAACCAGCGGGTTCGCGGCGGTGTATGTGTCCGCATCTGCCAGAGGCGTTGTCTGACCCTTGTAATACGATATCCCGTTCACCGGATCTTTAATACTGTATCCCGTCAGTCCCTGGATTCCTCTCGCGGCTTCAATCTGGTCCACCGGTATGCCATTATCTCCATGATCACGCAGCGCTACCACGACTCTACCAGATCCCAGCCCCCAGTCCTGTTTGTATGTACCAGGTGTTCCCCATCGCCAGTACGATAGCTGGGAGTACGAACCTCCTGTGATTTCCGCACCGGTGTACACCCAATACGAATAGTACGTTTCTCCCGACGGAGGAACGTTGTTCGGGTAATCCAAGCCGGGATCTTGCTGGTCTATCGTGCTGTACCTCTGCGTGGTCACAACCTGTTTCTGACCACCGTAATATCCAACAATTTGCACCATTGCTGCCATATTCTCACCATCATGTGACTTCCTCCCCGCCCTTAAAAGGGCAGGGCTTCCTGCTTCATAGATCCGGTTATCCGGTATCTCGACAGGCTCTACCCCTCAGTCCGAGGGTGAGTATAACCGTATTTAAGATATCCTCTTCCATCCTGTCTAGAATTTCTTTACCTTCTGTGTCTGCGACCGGACCAAAAACCGGTCTCGGAGGGATTCTTGTAGTACCATGCTCGTTCATGATAACATATTCAGCGATTTCTGGCTTAAAAACCCCTACCTCGAACCCCATCCCATCCGGGTCCATCCGGATCTCTATATTATTTCGGTATGACCATGTGTCCCGTAGGGTCAGCCCATGACCTTTTCGGCGAATGGTAGATGGAGCGTTCGGCGGAGGCACGCCTGAGTCGATCTTCTTCTCGATCGCCTGCTTGAGTGCGTCGGCTGCGTTCAGAAGGGATTGTGAGAAGTCCATGTAAACCTCCCTACAGAATTATCACCTGTGTTCCACCAACCGGCAAAACAGATAGCTGTAGATACATCTGAGTCATGCGCCCCTTAGCTTCACCATAACCCAGTTTTGCGCCAGCAACGAGATTTGCGATGTCCGACCATGTCCAATCAGCTCCTGTTGCTGGATTGGTTGCCCAGTCGCGGGTATACTGTGCATACGAGGATGGTGGTGCTATACCAGATGCATAATACCTCGTTCCACCGATCTTCAGATACGGTACCACAACCGTGTACCCACTACCGGAAGATGTTCTCACCACACCAACCCACTGCACGTTCGTGATCCGCCAGGGACTCCCGGTACCTATATTCGTCAACGAGAACCCTACATGCTTTCCTAAAGGGGATTCGACATATGAATTGTCACCATCATGGTTGGGATACTCGTTTACACAGTTATCCGCAGATGCACCAGACGGATACACTGTCACTCCTTCATTCTCACTAACACCTCGCGGGAGCAGCAGTTCGTTCCCTTCGCAGACCTCGACATAGAACTGAGTAAGCCGGCCATACACTTCTCCGTAACCAAGATTGTATACACCTGCTGCAAGATTTGTTACATCGGACCATGTCCATTCGGTCCCTGTTGCTGGATTTTTTGTGAAATAGTGTGATATCGCGGTGTATGACGTACCTATACTGAATTCTGGTGATAGATACCAATTACCTCCAATATATACACCAAGTCGTGGAGTTATGTTATATGTACCTGATGAAGATCTCATCACGGCAACCAATCGCACATAATGCACCCATCCGATACCAAGCTGCACAGGATCGGACAAACCAAATGCAACATACGAACCTTCTACACCGCGTATATAGGTTGTATCACCATCGTTGGTAGGGTACTCATCTACATACGACCAGAGATCGGCTGGGCAGTTCGGTGTCGACTCGGCCATCCGCAGCACACTTTTGCAGGCGACTGTTGACATTGGAAGGAGTACATGTGTGTACTGCATATCTACGACCTCTGTGCAGTGAACGTGATCAGGAGCAGCTTGATCGATGATACGCTTGTCACATTGAAGTACAGATAATCGCCTGCCGAGAGCGAGACGCTGATCGAACTCGATGCCTTTGTGCTGGACGATATCGAGTACGAAGCGATATCCGTCAGCGTCGGGTGGTTCGCATACGTGGACTTCTTCACGGCCACCGTGATCGATCCCGACGTACCATCCACCGAGATCAGCCTGACCTCGGTCAGCGTGCACTTCCACGGTACCTGAACGGCGCCCTGCATACCTGTTTGGATGACCGCGCCACCGCCGGAGATCAGGAAGTTGATGTAGTTTGTCTGGATTGCGGCTGCAACCGCTGACTCGGAGGGGATGGCCGTGGAGCTGCCTGGGAAGTTCAGCGTTGTGTCGACAGGCACAACGGTGCCAGGACTATGCCGGCTGGTGGTATCATGCCGGCTAAGATTGAGATACTGTGTATGATGGTCTGACGTGGATAGATCGAGAAGGTTTCCGTGTCTTATCTGCGCGCCATCCCCACCGTAGTGATCGTGAGTATTACCGTTCGTGACACCTTTCGACGATGGCGCATACAGCGTGTCTGTATACGTCTTCATCGCAGACTTCAGGTTCGACCACGTTAAACGCTTAGGCCCATACGACGCCGCACTGTCAACAAGAAACAGTTCGTCAGCGTCCACCGGTGGGTTTTTCGAGTTCAGCGCGTGCACCAGGGAAGAAAGGTTTGACAGGTCGTTTATAGCGTCTCTTGCGGCTTTTTCGCTCGGTATTTTTGTATCTTCGGCCTGACCAGAAGGCCTAATAGTGGTCACTATCGCAGATGTGTTTATTTTTGCATCAAAATTTTCTCGAAGAGCGCGCTCGCTCACGACTTTTGTGTCTGACCCGGGAACGCCGATACTGGTTTTCAGGTAAGACAAAGGCATCAGTGTATCCAATTGCGTCCTTGTGGCCTTTTCGCTTGGGATTTTGTCATCCTCCGCCTCCGCGGCGGACCGAATGGTGGTAACTATTGGTAGATCCTGATGCGCAGTAACACCGCCTGCGAACATCCAGATATCGTCCTGAGTTATAGCCAAACATCCGGCTTGGACAAACACCGCTGCGAGGATAACGTGACCATCCGGCGCTTCTGGTGGCAACGGGTTCGTGTACTGTCGCCAGATACCGTTACCAAGCGGGTCCACCACGGAAGACGGTACCCCTGCGGTTACCACCAGCGAGCCGTCGGTGCTTCTTGTGATGAGATCGATACGTGATAAAGTCTGATGAGCGGTTTGTATGGTCACCTGACCAGCGTTTACGGAAATCTGGTTGTTATTGATTTTTATGCGACCGGAATCGATGTTTACATCCATGCTGGCTGGCGCGGTGGGATGAACAAAGTTCCCATCTACGACGCCGTAACCGCGTGTGGCTCTAGATATCGCTTCGATGTGCAGCGCCCAAATACAGTTATTGTGCTCAGGAGACAAATACTCTATATCAGCCATTCTGCTCACCCACAGAGGACCATTCTATACTCGATATGCCCGTCCTCCAGATCAACGCCACCAGTCACAGATTTCGCATACACGGTCACGCTTACTCCTCCCTGGAAGTGGTCCGTAAACGTTATCCTGTCGCCGATCGAAATCTCCTCCTTCGTGAATATGGTGTATTTTATGTCCTGATATCCGGAACCCGCTGGGACCGATGAGATATCGTATACTGGGAATAATATAATTTCTATTTCCTTGCTAACGGCCATTTTTTCAGGTTGGCCGTCTATATGGACAGCCTCAAGAGAAATCTGGCCTTTAACGTCACCAGGCACGATTTCAACATCTGGCAACGCATTTGGAGATATCACAAGGCTGCTAACCACCCTCGCTCCGTCTGAAAGCGCTACAGTTTCTTCGTTATCATCGTCGTCAACAAGTTTCACGGAGCACTCCGTCCCTATCCATCCAATGGCGATCCTGTAAGGGAAAGCCGGTGGCGTTTCGAGTTTAATTTCATCAGTCGAACCAGCGAATAATATAAAGCCGGTCTCTCTATACAGCGTAGCCAGAACCCTCGCCGGTTCAAATTCGTCAAAGTATATCGCCATAACCACAACCACTACCATATCGATTGTAGTCGTGCATCCCAACGCTAAATCTTGGTGCACGGTTCCTGGATGATTGAAAGATCGGTGTCAGCGTTGGTGAGATCGCTCTTCTTCTAAGGTCTTCCGCTTTTTGTCGCCAGTGCTCGATCTTCTGGGAAAGCGCTACTGAAGAGCTAGCCATCGATTTATCAACCGCGTCCGCATACATCGACGCTATTTTGTCGCAAGCGTATGCCGCTGTTAGTAGAACGTTACCTTTACCCTGCTCTAAATACATATACGCAATCTCATCATCCGTGAAATACTTTTGACTGGCATCTTTGCCTATCTCCAGCCGGATAGCAGCTATAGGAACACCCGACAGATCCGGGGGCAATATGTCGCCGGTTTGAGGACCCGCTACGATCTCCCACGACCCATCAGGTGCCTCGCGTATATATGCAATACGTTCACCAGTCATATACACCACCATTACGCAACCTTTCTCCCCCAAGTACCGCCCCACTTACCATAATGCGTGCCTCTTAGGACGAGCCCCGCAAATACCGATCCCGCCTTGGATGGGTTCGCCGCAGCTTGAATCGACGACCCTGTGCACCCTTTATAACCCGCTCCCATATAAATGCTGAGTGTGTCATTATACGTGTGAGTTATACTTTTTTGTGAATTGACATTGAAATAAATTTGTTGCATATTCATTATGTCTCGATATATACCGCCCAACGCAACAAGCAGATCAGTGTTATCGCACGTCATATAATCAGTATATTGCGTGCCCGATGAATTCGATAATACCGTTTTATAATCTTTGATATAATTTGGTTGCACGCCGGAGAAAAATAACAACATATATCCTATGCCTACTGAAACACTCGCCGGCCATGAAGCGTACATAGTCTTCCCGGTACCGGTACTAACACCGGTTGCAAAACCCACATACATATGTATGCTGGTATGATAAGCGCTGCAAATGTACTCTACTGGCTCAGAATCTATTGTAAACGTCGATGGAACAAGGTTGCCCGATGACAGCTTCCCGACAGCCATCGCAACAACAAAATCAGTATCAGATGGGATCGACACATTCGTGCGGGTCCGTGGATTAGCACTCGAAAAATTAGTATATTTATTTAAATAGGAAATCGTCATCGAACCCACCTAAATCTTCGCGGCGAGCCAGTTATACGTTTTTTCAGATGTCACGGTAACGTATATATATGTCGAATCAGCGTAATCAAGAGAAACCGTATCCGCCCCAGAGGCAGTCGGGACAATTGAAACCAGGTTAGGCGTTGTGCCTAACCCGTGTTCTATACTCTGCTGACTACCCGTACCTGTTGAAGATCCCGTTGAGATAGCCCCCTTAAGAATCTCTTTCCAGGTTACCGCCATTTATCCCTCACGATATACTCACGATATAGGATTCGGTGGTTCAGATGACAGTACTGCAGTCTCTAGCGGAGACGATGCTCTCTTTATAGCAGACAGCGATTCGTTACGGACCATATCAAGAACTGTAGATACTTCCGTTATCGTTGCGCCGTGACGGGCAAACACTTCGATAACGTCATTGTATATCATCACTAAACGCTCAGTCTGTTTCGCTTCTTGTCTGTCCTTCCATTGCGAAATCTTCTCCAGTCTCTCAAGAACCTCCGCCATCTGTCGCTGCAAAACCGTCATTGGATCTTCGGGCTCTCTAACAGCGGCCGGATACTCCTTTTTCATCTAGATACCACGCTATAGTTTTAGGATGCGCTTGTACACACATACAGCTTTTGATCGTCACTATCCATCCAGAGCATTCCTACAACAGGAGTGCTCGGCTGGCTAGATGACTGCATCACTACCATATCTTTCGCCTGATGACCGGCAAAGTCCAGATCCGCAGTCAACGGACCCAAAGCGTGCTTGTGGTCATAACGAGATGCAGCCGTGCCGACACCCGCCGATGCTTCACCACCATCTATCGCCGTTGGTGTACTGTCTGACAACGTCGCAACATCGTCCTTGTACGCGATTTCTTTCCATACTACTGCCATATGTCCGCCTCCTTACTCATCAGCCTTTATATATACTCGGCTCCCCTTTAAAATTATTCTGCCTTCACCGGAATCGTCCGATTCTGGAAAATCTTCGACCTTCTCTATGCTTTCGGCTACATCGGGCACTTTGTTAAAGTTCTTGTCGTACTCTTCCTTTGTCATCAACTTCCTGGAGTTTCCGAAAGCAATTGTCATGATCCCACCTACGGAGACCACTCCACTTTAAACCAACCCGCGCCAGCCGTACCGCCCTCCCCTACGGTCAGCACGATATCGAACGCGCTCGTTGGGACTTTCGCTATAGAGACCACGCCGCTGCCAACGTCCTTAGGGAAATTCGCATCGGTTATAAACGCATCAACAGTTGATCCGTCACCGAGCTTCATCGTGCAGCCCTCGAACTTCTCTGTTATGACGTACCTGAGCTTAACGACCTCGGTTTTGGCTGCCAGACCCTCAGCAAACTTCGTTGTTCCAGCCGTCTTAGTCACGCTCTTTTCTGAGCTGTTCGGCGGCAGCGTAACGTTCAGAATCCCGCCCACGGTCAGGTCGCCGGTTACGCTCAGGTCGTCGCCAACAGCGAGATCTCCATTTACTGTTATCTTATCTGCCACCAGATTCGCTATATCCGTGGCCTCCGCGTACAGCTTCTTGAACGCTACACGCCACGGCCAGAAAGTATCAATCGCCATCGTCACACCTCTCTGATGTACGTACCTAAGAGGCTCGGCAGCGCTGTCTCCCATCCAGCCATATCAGACTCCTTTATCACTTCCCCTCGGCTGAACTTCTTTGGTTTTCCGTTCAGCATACCCTTGAACGCATTCAGAACAACGTATTTTTTCATCTCATCGCCTCGCCGCACGACATCATAAATTTGTCATGGGGACGGTTTAAGGACCGCTACCCTCCTCGGACCCAATAGCGTTCGCAAGCATCGCTCCCAGACCCGGAGCGAGAATCTTTGGATCGTAGCACTGGAACGCCTGATGGTACTCCGCATGTGTCCTCAGGTCCGGAACCACCGTGAAAGCCGTGTCAAACCCTCCCAGAGGCTCCGTGAAGGTAAGGTTTACGCCGGCTATGGGCTTCATTACTCCCGGAGTATCCACGTACCCGACCCAGACGTGCCCTCCATAAATCCAGTCAAGCTCTGGCGTATCCGTTGGAGGAGACTTGTTGTACATAGCTCTCCCAACGAGAATATTGTCTATTCCCAAAGCCTGTGCGAGAGCCGCCTCGTTGAGCTCTGTTATATTCCGTATCGTATTTGCACCAGTCTGATACCACTGAATAAGCTGCGGATGGATTCTAAGGGCCTCAAACACCTGCTCGCCCATCACAGCGGTGTTCGGTGTCTTGCCCGTGAGCTTCTTTATTGCAAGCTTCACGTCCTTGAACGTCTGCCTGGGATCGGACTGCGTATAATTATCGAACTTTACGAACTCGCCCTCGCCCGCACCCTTGGTGTCAACGCCATTCCAGTTCGTTCCCCACACGTTAGAACCTCCGGTGTCAGAGCTCTGGAAGTATGCACCCGCGACCACTCTCTCCTTGTGTAGCTGCATGACATCCGTGAGGAAAGCCGTTGTTGCGAACGCCGGATCGATACCAGGATCAGCTATAGCAACTATATCGTCAGTCAGAGGAATCTCGCAGGCGTATCTCTTGCACACGTACTGGATATGTGTGTCGAGGAAGATATCACCCTGCGGCAGGGCTGTACCGTTTCTCCACTCCTGCACATAGTCTGTGAAGAAGGTACCGATGCCCCATCTCGGGACAAGACCGCTGATCTGGTCAACCTTCACGAGCGGGAACCACTTGTCCGCTATGAAATCGCTAGGCTGCTGCCTGTATGCCAGCGACATATCGGCATTTATGCGAGCAACCATGATCTGGTTATAATCAAGACCTTTATAGATGCTGGTCGTAACAGGTCCGTGGTCTTTCACAAACCTCTGTTCGACCGCACTGAGCTGTACGTACTTAGACATTGTAAATCACCACCTTACAGCACCGCCGGACCGTCAAAGAGCTTCACGCTGGCGAGCTGACCTGCGCTCGCGCCGAATACGCATATACCGTATGCGTATACGGACGTCTGATCAACCTTTACACCTTTGCCGTTAACATCCGTGGTCACCAGATCACCAGCCGCGAGACCACCAGTGCCTGCTATCACTCTGGCAACGCCTCTTATCTGAACCCTCGCGGTGTTTGAAATTCCAGTAGGGGAGGGAGAGTTCTTCAGAACTCCTATGGCAAGGTCTGTAGCGGCATCAAGAGCACTGACCTCGCCGTCACCGGTCACCTTTACAAAACAGTCTCTCAGAGACGAAATGTCCTCACCAGGAACGAATGTTAGAACGTCCGTTGGGAAATTCACGACCTCATAAGCGTTTGATTTCACCATTTCAATCACCTCCTCACCGGCAGCGAGCCATGCCTGAGAGACGCAT